GGGGGGGCGGCAGGGTGGTGTCCATAGTAGTTGGGGGGGCGAGGCACTTAACTCTCACAATGTGAGACTTGACAGCGGCTTGACACACACACCTAGTTATGAGATAATATGTTTGTTGGAGGTTCGCCTCCAGTTTTCCTTTTATATATCAGTAACTTACTACTCTCACAATGTGAGACTTATAGAGGATTTCAAAATGAAAGATAAACTTTATCAGATATGGATTGATAATGATGAGTATGAATCTGATTACCCATACGATTGTAACCTAACATTAGCACAGGCTATGGAAGTAACGTATTGGTTAGTAGCTGATGCCTATTGTTGTCCACACGAAATTAAAATTAGGGAGTGTTCAGAATGAAAAAGATATTTATAAACACTAAGTACCTAAAGGCTCGTCTGTTTACTAACGTGGACTATATCGAATTGTTTGGCGGTTACATGGGCTACACTAGAGTTCATACCAGCTCAGGAAATATTGGCTGGACTGCACATATTGGTAATCGTCTGATGAGTAAGGCAAAGCTACAGCGTATGTGGTGGGACTTAGACGATTGGTTCTTTGAAGCTAAGATTAAGTACAATCCTTTTCCTGTTTACTTTGAGTTAAACGAGATGGACTGTGATCACTTTGAGGTATGGCAGAGCTATAAGTTTAAAAATGGGTGGGCGGCTGTTAAGTATATGCACAAGCAACGTGAATATGCTGAGGGTTTCCAATGCTGGACACAGCTAACCAAACAGCAGTATAATGACTATCAGTCATCGAGTCGTGACCATTTAGCAGAGAAAGCTAACTATTAAGTCTCACAATGTGAGAGGAGTTTTCAAAATGAAACTATTAGATCGTAGTGGGGCTAACACTAAACTAGCCAAAACAAACTCAGGTGCTGAGTATCTTGTTGCAGGGTTGTCTATGTTTCCAGATGACATCTTATGTGCATACCGTAAGCGGGCTGAGTGTGGGGAGACTTGTCTTGTATTCAGTGGCATGGCTCGTGTGTTTCCTAAGATTAACGAGGCTCGTAAGCGTAAGACTCAGTGGTATCATGATGATCGTGAGGCGTTCTTAACACAGCTCCGCAAAGAGATACGCTTGCATGAAAAGAATTGTATTAAGAAGGGTGTCAAACCTGCTGTAAGGTTGAACGTGCTTAGTGATGTAGCGTGGGAAAAGCATGGCATACCCCAAGAGTTCCCTAATGTATTCTTCTATGACTACACTAAGAATGTGCATCGGTTGGGCAAGACTCCTGACAACTATAAGTTGATCTTCTCTTATAGTGGGGCGAAAGATTACTTACCATTTGTAGCTAAGGCTGTCACTACTGATGTGCCTGTTGCAGTGGTATTCAAGAATCGACTACCTAGCACCTTTATGGGGCGTGAGGTAATTGATGGGGACAAGTCAGACCTTGACAATGTGGTAGCTGGTCGGGTTATAATTGGCTTGGTAGAAAAAGCAACTGGTAGTGAAGCTCCCAACTTCATGGTTGACCCAGATGTGATAGCCGTAGCGGCTTAACTTCATTAACGTAATTACTACACTAGAGGAAACTATTATGTTGTTATCAACAATTGGTAAGTCACGTCTTATGTCTAAGGCGTTAGTTCGTTCAATTGCATCTGTTGCACCGATGTTTGGTTTTGATGTTCGCTATGACACTAAGAAGGTTCGTCTGTGTAATGCTGACGGCTCTTACAAGGTCAACCCTGTAACTGGTAAGGGTGTGTATCGTAGGGTGGGTAAGTTACCTAACCGTTTCTTTCTTGCTCGTAAGTCTGGCTTGCGTAAGTCTAAGTATCAGTTCCTTAACGATATGTATATCGTGACGGCTCGCAAGGCTGTTAGTCGGCCTAATGCTGACATTGACGGTACTACCTACACCTCGCATCATCGTGGGTTCTTAACTATCGCCCGTGAGAACGTGGGTGGTCGTTATATGTGGGACATTCAGAACCGAGATGTTGTTGCTAAGTAACTCTCACAATGTGAGAACGAGGGTAGGTTATCCTGCCCTCTCTTTCTAAACTAGAGGATATTGTTATGCGAGAAATAAAAAGATTTCAAGATTCAGAAACCATGCTTGATCATTATGTTACGTTAGGTGATACCATCAATGGTCACCCTATAATTGAAATATGGGTGACAAGTCATGGCAGTCCTAGATTTGTTATTGGTGGTGAGCAATATGCGACAACACAGCATTATAGTTTTGAGGAGTTGTTACTTTTATCACCTGCTGGGGAGAAAAGAGACTATGAATAAATTAGAAGAGCTTGAGTTTGATGAGTGGGCTATTGTTTACATGGGCGACACTCAATACGAGTTAAATATATTTCCTAATGAGCATGGCGAGCTGTGCGTTACTGTTTACCCGATGAAGATGACGATGAAGAAAACAGCTTCTGGTGGTACTGAAGTTCAGGCTCAGGTTGATACTCTTAACCCTGTTGCAGGTGGCTCGCTCGACATCTTTAGTCCCAAGCGTATTAAGGAGGGCATATGAGTAAGGGTAGCGGTACATTATATTTTTGTTCAATGGAAGATTACCTAGATGCGGTGCGTTACTGTGTCGTATTAGGTATACTCTTTGAGGGCGTTGAGGTTGTAGACCCTACAGCTACGATGGCTTACACTCTACAGATACTGGGGGTGTCCGATGGGCAAGGGTAGCAAGCGTAGGCCAATCAATGCCGAGAAGTACAATTCAAACTATGACCGCATCTTTTGTCAAAAGGGTGCTCAACCAATTAATACGGAAACTACTATGGACATTTTAGACGCATACGATTACGGCCACGCATGGCGACCAGCTTGCGGTGGCTTAGAGACACCATTTACATGGGCTGACAAGGAGTACCTGTATATGTATAATCATGCTACAGGCGAACACGCATACTACAATGCTACCGATGATGTCTTTGAACAAAACGTGGAGTTTAACTGATGCTTCAGTACTACATGGATGGTGGTGACATTACTACCTACAGGGACAGCAAAGAGTTCTACTGGTCTGTTAAGGTCAAACCTAGTGACATTGAGATTGTCGATGGTGACGCTACAGCACAGCAGATTGCTGATGATATTAACTTTTGGTTCGCTCAGTGCGAAGGTAAGACAATAGGGTGGAGACGATGAGTAGCGAGAAGTTCATTGAGGAAGTGTTTGAGATAGCCTTTGGTGCTGATGCTATCAGTAGGGGCTTTACATACGCTCAAGTGTTAAAGACACTGCGTGATTTTAATGACGTGTATTGGGGTGATGACGATGAAGTATGTGCTAGACAAATCTAAAAAATATAATGTGTACTACTCACAAACTGAGTTTAAGCGTGTATCAGTAGAAGCACACGACAAAGAAGAAGCATATCAACGTATCATTGACAAGGATTATGATTCTAAAGATGAAGTAACTTACGTTGTCGAGGATTTTGTTTGTAGACTTTCAGATGTGGAGGATGGGGACAATGATTGTAATTAGATGGGGTACAAAACAAAGCGATGAAACCGAGAGAGATTGGGAGGTGTTGTTCAACAGTGCCGAGGATGCTCGTACCTTTCATGGTGATTTACTTGGTAGGAAAACCACAACTTACATCAGCATGGAGAACATAGAAGATGAACACATATCTAATTACGTGGAGTAGCGGCATAGGTGGTGTAAATGAATCGAGCTTTGATGACTACCGAGAGGCAATGGAGTTCTTAGCTGACTGTGGGGGAAGTGCGTCTTTTACCACGCTGGTAGACCCTGACGATGCCAGAGAGGAGCAGTGGTACGATGAGCAGTAAGATAGTTATCCCAGATGCTGCCATACGGGCTTACAATGAGAAGTATGGCCATCTGCTACCCAAGGTTAAGAAGCCTAGTAGTATCCCTGACTATTTAGATGAGGATAAATTATACGAGGAATATTTACTGTTAAATAAAAGCAGTGAATAAATCTCGGATTCGGTTGACACCTAAAACCCCTTGTATTACTACGCTTTCGTAATAAGTATTGACAGAGGAGAGAAAATGCTATTTTGTTTTGGTAAAAATGAGGTTAGTATCTATCGGTGTTTATTTGATAAATTCAAATTACCTAGGTTACTAATTAAAAAGACAAGGTACGGGTTCGACTTCTTTGTATCTTGGTTAGGGGGTTGCATTGTCTGGTCGAGGATTAGAAAATAATCTTAAAGCAATAGAAGCGTTTAGGAAGTACGACCCTTGGGTCGGAGCGCAAACTATTTTTGCATTTTTATATATAGCACAGCGTACTTACTTTCGTGGTGAGGACTTACGAGTCATGGATGTAGGTATTGAGATGGACACCACAAGTGCCAGCGCTAGTCGCAACATGGCATGGCTGGTTAAGCATAACCTGATCGAGCTATATGAAAATCCTGAGAAAAGGATTGAGAAATTTATTACATTAACCAAGCAAGGTAAACAACTTGCAAAGAAACTGGAGGGACTATGAGCGTTAAACCTAGAGGTAACTCTTGGCAAGCATATGTATCTATAGGCGGTGTTAAACATCGTAAGTCTTTCTCCACTGTCGAAGAAGCTACGTTGTGGGAGGCACAGGTACGTCATGCTGAGAAGGTGGGGCTACCTATACCTAACAAAGTCTCACATTGTGAGAGCTACAACATGACGATAGGTGAAGCAATGGATAATGCTAATGAGATGTTCTGGCGTGGTGGTAGTAGTGAACAGCAGTATGCTTATCTTATCAACACCATCAGGCGTGTGTTTGGTGCTAAGACTGACATTGAGGACATCACTACTAATCGTATTGATGATTGGATTGTTAAGATGAAGCAGAAAGGTAGTAAGGCAAGTACCATCAACAAACATTTGAACGTGGTGTCTAGGTCTTTAGGTCTAGCCTTTGAGCAAGACAGGTTATCTAAGATGCCTAAGATAAGGAGACAGTCTGAGCCTACTGGTAAGTTACGTTACTTTAGCAGGGATGAGGAGCAGTTGATCTTACTGACTCTTAAATCATGGGGTAAGGATTATATGCACGATGCGGCTGTCGTTGCCTGTGATACAGGTATGAGGGCTGGTGAGCTGCTTAAGTTTGATACCTCATTACATAAGCTAGGTAATAGGTGGGGTGTGTATATACCTGACCGTAAGAATGGTGAGCCTTTATTGCTGCCAATAACAGACAGGGTGTATGAAGTTTTACAGCGCACAAAGTTTGATAAGCACCCTAGCAAGGACAGTACCTGCCGTAGAGTTTGGGCTAGACTTCGCAACCAACTTCATTTAGAGGATACGTGTTGGCACACATGGAGACATACCTGTGCGTCACGTTTAGTACAAGGTGGCATGGATATTTATAAGGTAAAAGAGTGGATGGGGCATAAGGATATTAAGATGACCATGCGCTACGCACATCTAGCACCAACTAGCATCGTAAATGGTTGCGATATACTTGAAGGTGTGTCCTAGTTGTGTCCTTTTGTGTCCTAAAATGCTACATGAGGTTGAAAAAACCCAGTGCGCCCGTAGCTCAGTGGATAGAGCAACCGCCTTCTAAGGTGTTCCGTTATTACTACGCCACCGAAGTTATTCACAAATATATACACGCACCATATGCAGTATCTGGTGTTACTTTAACTACGCTAACGTAGATAGATATGAGTAACGCCACACTTTCATTAATCAGTGTCCCAAAACGAGGGTTAGACATGGCTACACTAGAGGAACAGATTGAGCTAGAACATCGAATGGTTTTATCTGGAATAGACAGGTACAATAAAACAAAGGATAGTCTTATAAGTAAAGACTTAACATCAAAGACAAAGCATGGCCGAACTATAGTTGCTGGTGTTTGCGACCCTGTTGCTGATGCTATTAAAGAATTCATGGAGAAGCCAAGAGGTAGGAACGATAGAACTTATTTATTGTTAAAGGATATGAACCACCGAGAAGTGGCGTACATATCTTTAATGGTTATGGTTGATAGACTTGCAATGCACAAACCGCTTACCTCTATGGCTAGGTGTATTGGTATTGCAGTTGAGACTCAAGATAGGTTGGATAAATGGTTGAAAATAGATAATGATACAGCATCAAATTTGATACGCATGGCTAATGAGAAATCAGACAAAGGTTTTGATCACAAGAGGCATGGGCTTAATCACAAGATGGCTAAGGATGGCGTTGATATTGATTACTGGACTTTGGGAGAGCGTATACGTGTTGGCGTTAAGCTTATAGATATAATTATTAAAGCTACTGGTATTGTTTATGTCAGGAAAGAACATAAGAAAAAGAAAACAGTCTCTTATATTGAGGCTACTATGGACACGCTTGAATGGGTAAAAGCTTTTAATTTAGCTAACGAATCTAACCTGCCAAGATATGCACCTTGTATTATTCCTCCTAAAGATTGGGATTCATTTTGGGGAGGTGGTTATTACTCACAATATATTAATGAAAAACCTTTTCTGAGGATTCATGGGCTATGAGAAAACACGTAAAAAAATATATAGATTTATTAAGTAAGCAAGACCTTAGCCTTGAGTATGAGTGTGTTAACGCTTTGCAGAAAACTCCTTGGCGTATTAATGAGTTTGTCTTAGAAACTATTAGAGCTGCTTGGGATGGTGGTGAGGAGTGGATTGGTTTACCTGCTAAAGAAAACACGCCTTTACCTAAGTACCCATTTAGTAAAGACCCTAAGTATCTCAACGATGAGGAGCAAGAAGAGTTTAAAAACTTTAAGGGTGCTAGGAATGCTATCTACAATAGCAACGCTCGTAATATGTCTAAACGTATACAGGTTGAACGTACACTTCAGCTTGCCGAGCAATACCTAGACATACCTAATTTTTATTATGTCTGGCAGTGTGACTTCAGAGGCCGTAAGTACCCTGTTGAGTCGTTCCTATCACCACAGAATGCAGATTACTCTAAGGCACTACTAGAGTTCTCTCGCCCAGCTACCATACTTCACGATGGTGATGCACAATGGCTGGCCATACACGGAGCTAACGTGTTCGGTGTCGATAAGGTCAGCCTTGAAGACAGAGAGATGTGGGCATACCTGAATGTTGAGAATGCAGTAGCAGTCTACAACGACCCGCTTGGTTGCAAGTGGTGGCAAGAGGCCGACAAACCTTGGCAGGCATTAGCATGGTGTAAGGAGTGGGCAGAGTATAATGAGGTACGTCTGAGAGGCTTTGGAGAGCCGTATGAGACACGTTTAGCTTGCGCTAGTGATGGTTCATGTAATGGATTACAACACCTCTCAGCGATGCTCAGGGACTCTGAAGGGGGTCGTGCGGTAAATCTCACACCCAATAGTGACCCTCAAGATATATATGCTGATGTGGCCAGTAAGACTGAGGATTTACTCAAAGCTGATGGTTCAGAGATGGCGATGCATCTTCTCAATATAGGTATATGTAGAAAGCTTACCAAAAGGTCGGTGATGATTGTCCCTTACAGTGGAACTCGTCATGCCTGTAGGCAGTACATTCAAGAAGCACTGGCTGAAAAGTGTACAGGTAATAACCCTTGGGAAGATAATTTCTTTGAGCCAGCCCTGTTTTTATCTGGTTTTGTTTGGGAGGCTATAGGTCAGGTTATTATTTCAGCTTTCTCAGCTATGGATTACATAAAGAGTATTGCTAAACTGTATGTAGATAATAATTTACCTTTTAGTTGGGTACTGCCTACTAACTTAATCGTCAGTCAACACTATGAAAACAATAAAGTTAAAAGGGTGAAGACTCATTTGAATGGGTCGTTAGTTGCACTGTCTTATCGTGAGGCTATTGAGGGATTTCTTGATAAGCGTAAGACTGTATCGGGTGCAAGCCCTAATTTTGTACATTCATATGACGCTACAGCATTGACCATGACTGTGCATGAATGTCTGAAGGATGGTATAATTGATTATGCAATGGTGCATGACAGTTACGGTACACATTCACCTAATATGCCTCAGCTAAATAAAAGGTTACGGGAGGCTTTCGTTAAGATGTATGAAGAAAATGACGTACTTCAAAATATCTACGATGCCGCAGTAACAACATTACCGCAGGGAACTGAAGTACCTGCACCACCTGAACGAGGAACTTTGAACCTTCAAGATGTGCTTAAAAGTGATTACTTTTTCGCCTAATCAAAAGGTTACACCAAAGCCCCCGTTCAACATTAACTATAAGGAAACTAAAGTATGGCTAAAAACATTATGAAGATTGCTGGCACAGCGATGTGGGCTAAAGTGACTGAACCTGATACTAAGTTCAATCCAGATGGTGATTACACTATCAACATCCAAATGCCTGAAGCTGAAGCTGCACCAATGAGTGAGCAACTAGATCAAATAGTTCAAGCTAAGTTCAACGAGGCTATCAAGGAAGACCCACGCCTCAAGAACACGCTGACCACTCAACCTGTCTGTCAACCTGTCTATGATAGGGACACAGGGGATGACACTGGTAACGTAGAGTTTAAGTTCAAGCTCAAGGCCAAGGTCAGAAAACGTGATGGTACTTACTACGAGCAAGCTCCTGCGGTGTTTGACGCTAAGGTGAAGCCAATGGACAAGAGTGTCCTTATTGGTAACGGATCTAAGGTGAAGGTTGCCTTTGAACCAGTACCTTACGTGATGCCTAGCACGAAGAAGGCTGGTGTCTCATTACGCCTGAAGGCAGTTCAGGTCATTGATCTTATTGAATACGGTAACTCCGCAAGCTCCGTATTCGATGAAGAGGACGGTTATGTTGCCCCCTCCACAACAGAAACCGCCAACGAGGAGGTATTTGCTGATGAAGGCGACTTCTAGGTCTACCTTAGAAGAACGTGTTCAGCAGAACCTCGAAGCCAGAGGGGTAGCTTATGAGTATGAACCTTGTAAGCTGCCCTATGTGGTAGAACGTAACTACATACCTGATCTAAAGATTAATGATATGTACATTGAGGTGAAGGGTTACTTCCGACAAGATGCTCAACGTAAGATGAGAAGCATGAAGGAACAACACCCTGATTTGGACATACGTTTTTTATTTCAAAGAAACAATAGCACTGTGCAAGGTGCTAAGAGGCGCAAAGATGGCACTAAAATGACGTGTGCTGAATGGGCAGAAAGACACGGGTTTGAATATGCAGAGGAAATTATCCCAGAGGAGTGGTTAGTATGAAATATTTATTAATGTTAGGTTTGTTATTTACTGTTACTGCTTGTGACAGTGTTCAAAAAGTAGAAGAAAAAGCGGTAGTAGAAGATGTTTCCGTAGAAGCTGAGTCTTAGAATGGAAAATAAGGAGAGTGATTTTATAATGCACACTCCGTGTGATAAGTGTGGTTCGTCAGATGCAAACAGCTTGTACTCTGACGGACATACTTATTGCTTTGCGTGTGAGACTTATGGGCAATCCCAAGAGGAGGCTAAAGTGGTAGAGTTGAAGCCCAACAATTTTGTAATAGGTACAAGCGAACATCTAGCGAAAAGAAAGCTAACACAAAAGACAACACAGTTTTGGGACTACGTAGTTGGAGAGGTCAATGGTAAGACAGCGCAGATTGCAAATCACAAAACCCCGCAAGGCGAAACTGTCGGTCAAAAAATACGGTTGGCAGGAAAAGAATTCTCAGTGCGAGGTAACCTCAAAGAAGCAGGTCTCTACGGACAATGGCTCTGGCGAGACAAAGGGAAGTCAGTCACAATAGTTGAGGGTGAGCTGGACGCTTTGTCGTTGTCGCAAGCTTTCGACCTTAAGTGGCCTGTAGTCTCCGTTAAGACAGGGGCTGCTGGTGCTAAACGTGACATCAAACAAGCTATCGAATGGCTAGAGGGTTTTGATTCTGTAGTCTTTATGTTTGATAATGATGAGGTAGGTCAGAAAGCAGCACTTGAATGTGCGGCTCTACTCTCCCCTCGTAAGGCGAAGATAGCTAAACTACCTCTCAAGGATTCTAGCGATATGCTCATGGCAGGGCGTACTGCTGAGCTAGTCGATGCGTTCTGGGGTGCAAAGAGTTTCCAACCTGATGGTATCATCAACGGTGCTGACTTGTGGGAAGAAGTATCAACAGAGAAACACGTACACACTGTACCTTACCCTTACTCTGCTTTAAACGAGAAGATAGGTGGGTGTAGGTTAGGTGAGATAGTTACTGTAACAGCAGGATCAGGATTAGGTAAGAGTCAACTCACACGAGAGTTTGCATACCATCTACTGAACGAAGGCGCTACCATAGGCTATGTTGCGTTGGAGGAATCCAGTAAACGCACAGCTCAGGGATTGATGTCCTTACACTTGAATAAGCTCGTGCATCTTGAAGATGTGCGTGAGACTGAACTCAGGGAAGCTTTCGATGCTACTCTAGGGACAGGCCGAGTGTTCATGTATGATCACTGGGGTTCTACTGAGTCAGATAACTTGTTAGGTAAGATACGTTACCTTGCTCGTGGCTGTGGTTGTCAGTACATTATCCTCGATCACATTAGCATTGTGGTTAGTGGTATGGATGGTGGTGATGAGCGTAGGACAATAGACACCTTAATGACTAGGCTTCGCTCTATCACAGAGGAGCTTAACATTGGTATGCTTGTTGTCTCACACCTAAGACGACCATCAGGTGATAAAGGACATGAAGAAGGTGTTGTTACTTCCTTGTCTCAGCTCAGAGGTTCAGCAGCAATAGGTCAGTTGTCCGACATTGTTATTGGGCTTGAACGTAACCAGCAAGACCCTGAAGATTCTGACAAGACAACTCTACGCATACTCAAGAACCGATGGAGTGGCGAGACAGGAGTTGCAGGTCAGTTAATATACTCGAAAGAGACAGGACGCATGGCTGAAGATTATGATGTACCGTTTTAGGAGATGATCGTGGAAGAAACTAATGAGTTAAAAGTAATGGAGGCTTATAGAGTGCTACGTGAGTTGTTAGCATCAATGGGTATTGAAAACGAGCTACCCACTTATAAGCAATTTAAAGTAATTTACGATGAAGAGATAGAAGAAGCTGTTGCAGAAATACAACAACAAGATTAACCACTCCAGCGAGAGGGTATTATGATTATATTTGATTTAGAAGCAGACAACCTACTTGATGATGTCACTACTGTTCACTGTATTGTGATGCAGGACACTAACTCAGGCAATGTCTGGAGGTTCGACCCTACACAACTAGATGTCGCATTAGATATGTTAAAGGAACAAGAGTCTAATGGTGGGGCTATTGGTGGCCACAACATCATGGCCTATGACCTACCTGTGTTAAAGAAACTATACGACTTCGACTACTATGGACAAGTGTACGACACACTCGTTGCGTCACGGTTGATATGGCCTAACATGAAAGAGAAAGACTTACTTAAACGTACTGTTGATAGTAATTTAATTGGTTCGCACTCTCTTAAAGCTTGGGGTCAACGCTTAAAGTTTAACAAAGGTGATTACGGAGAGCATGACGGTGCGTGGGATCGTTACACGCCAGAGATGCTTGAGTATTGCGTACAAGACGTAGCGTTGAACGTCAAGTTGTATGAGTTGATAAAGCAGAAGAACTACCCTGAAGAACCAATGCAGCTAGAGCATGAGATGAACCGACTTCTCATCAAGCAGCAACAGACAGGGTTTCCCTTTGATGTCGATAAGGCACAGCAGCTTTACACGAAACTATCAGCACGTAAGCAAGAGATAGAGACAGAGTTGGTTGATAACCTACCTCCAACTGTAGTTGAGTTGAAAACGAAAACGAAAGTTATTCCGTTCAACCCTGCATCGAGACAACAGATAGCAGATAGACTACAGAAGAAGGGTTGGAAGCCCACTGAGTTTACTCCGTCAGGTGAACCAAAAGTTGACGAAAAAATTCTGGCAGGAATTGAAATGCCCGAGGCTCGTCTACTGACAGAGTATTTAATGCTAAATAAAAGGTTAGGGCAATTAGGAAATGGTAAACAAGCTTGGCTCAAGTTGGAAAAAGAAGGACGCATCCATGGCAGAGTCAATCATATGGGGGCTGTCACTTCTCGCTGTACTCACAGTGATCCAAACATCGCTCAGGTTCCCTCCATCGGAGCAGCATATGGGAAGGAGTGTCGAGCGTTATTTCATGCGCCAGAAGGCTTCTCGCTTCTCGGTGCAGACGCAAGTGGTCTTGAACTCAGGTGTCTCGCTCACTATATGAACCGATACGATGGTGGTAGGTACGGTAAAGAGATACTTGAAGGTGATATACACACCGCCAATCAAGAAGCGGCTGGACTTGCTACACGGCCTCAAGCTAAGACTTTTATCTACGGCTTTTTGTACGGTGCAGGTAACGAGAAGATAGGACAGATCATTGGTAAAGGTGCGAAGGAGGGAGGCCAGATTAAGAAACGCTTTCTCGCTAAGACTCCTGCGTTAAAGAAACTAACAGAAGCTCTAAACAATAGATTAGAACAACAGCAGGGTGATAAGTTTATTAATGGTTTAGATGGTAGGCTTATACCTATCCGTCACCCCCATGCAGCGTTGAACACGTTACTTCAATCAGCAGGTGCTATCATTTGTAAGAAGTGGTACGCAACTGTAGAAAATATGATAAGAAGTAAAGGCTACACTAACGAAGAAGTATCGGTGGTGGCGTTTGTTCACGATGAAGTTCAAATCTTAGTTAAGAAAGGGCTTGAGGATGAGATAGGTGGAATCACTAAAGCGGCCATTAAAGAAACAGAGCGAGCATTCAATTTTAAATGTCCTCTCGACTCAGAATACCAAGTCGGAAGTAGTTGGGCGGACACTCACTAGCACAACACGTATGGGGGATATAGCAGAACACTACGCAATCACATGGTTATGGGACGAAGGTTTTGAAGTCTTTAGTAACAGTGGTGGATCAGGTGCTGTTGATATTGTGGCCATCAAAGATGATGAGATTTACTTATTTGATGTCAAGACTCTTACATACTGTGCAGACAGAGATGATTATGAAATTAAGACAGGACGTTCTGCACTACAAAAACGAATGGGTGTGCAGCTTCTCAGTTTCAATCCCAAGACACGTAAGCTACGCCTCATAAAACATAGGAGTGACTAATGGAATACAACATACTTAATATTATTCTTGTCGTCAGTTTTGCTTTTGTAAGTATAGCTCTGGGCATCAGATGGATAGGCCAAGCTATGATTGAATATAGGTTAGCGAAGTTAGGCCTGATGATGGAACGTATGGACGATAAAGAGTTTAAAAAAATGATGGGAGATGATGATGATAGATAGAACACTGTTAGTTGATGGAGACATCGTTGCATACAAGGCAGCTACTATCGCTGAGACTCCTATTGATTGGGGTGACGGATTGTGGACGCTACACGCCCATGAGAAAGATGTCATTGGTGCAATGGAAGAGTTCATGTCTAAGATCATTGAACAGTCAGGCTGTACTAAAGTTATAACCTGCTTATCAGGTGACAAGCTGTACCGTAAAGATGTAGCCCCGTACTACAAGAAGAACAGGGCTGGTACACGCAAACCTATGCTTCTCAATTTTGCTAAAAAATATTTGACGGAAAAGTACAACGGTCGTTTTGAGGATAAGCTAGAAGCAGATGACCTTCTTGGAATTCTAGGAAGCGGTGATGCAACTACGGTTATCTGGTCTGCTGATAAAGACTTGCTCACTATCCCAGCTTATCATTTACTTGACGGTAAAGTTGTTGAGGTGCTTGAGGACGAAGCTGACTATCACTTCCTATCACAAACACTAATAGGTGACTCAGTTGATAA